ATCACGTTGGTTCTTTTAGTATTCATAGTTGCAAACAACAATTCGAATCTATGTATGGAACTGAAAGAGAATTACTATATAGAACTTTAAAAGAGATTGAGAATATGGAAGAAGCTAACGACTTGTTTAATTTTTATAACACAAAAAAAGGAGAGATATAATGGCTGAACTAAGAGATGAACACTTCGAAGTAATATCTAGCAATCGTGCTAGAGAATATGAGGAGAAGAAAAAGACTATAAATATAATTAAGAGTCTGTTAATCAGATATTCAAAAAAACAATTATTCGATATGATCGAGAAAGAGAGTGATAATGCAAAGTAGAAAATCTGGATACTTCATAGTCTATCGTGATGTTTGGAAGCACAAAGTGTTCAAAAATTTAATTCAATCTAGTATCTGGCTTTACATGATTAGTTCAGCTTCACACCAAGATAAGACTCTAAAATTTTTAGATAGTCCAATAACTGTTAAGAGAACTGAATTAATATTTCCATTAAGAAAGAACTCTACCATTTGGGGAATAAGCTATTCTGAAATGAGAACTTTCATTATGAGGTTGAAAAAACAAGGCATGATTGATGTCCGTTTGCACCACCTACAGCCCAGCAACAACCACCCCAGCCGAAAAATAAGCATTATAAGTGTTCTTAATTATGATAAATTTCAGTACGTAGATGACAAGCAACCACCTACAGCCCACCTATCGCCTCATACTAATAAACAAGATTCTAATAAACAAGTACTAAATACTATATCAAAAAAGTCTAGCAAGGTAGATTATGAAAAAGTAGGAGAAGAAGGTCATTACGATATATTACGAAAAAATAATAAAAGGTATTTGAAACATAAATTCAAAGATGAACCCTTGAAAGCCTACTAATGAAAGCAATACTCCGAATTTTTAAATATTGCAGAAAACGTATAATTGATTTAAGTATTGAAAATAGACAACTTAAAATGCAAATTGAATATTTAAGAGCAGTATTGAACCAAGACGATAATACAAAACATTAAATGGTTAAGAAAAAGACACAATTAAGACATATTGTAATACATTCTAAAAAATATTACTTTTATGAGATCAAATGGTGGGATATACTTGGAGATTCAGGTCATGCTGGAACAAAAGAATTTGACCTAATGAAACCAGCTTTGATGACAACTACAGGATATGTCTATTCCAAAGATAATAAATATCTAAAAACATTTGCTTCTTATGATGAGAACGAAGAATCTTTTAGCGATAGAAATGTCTTTCCTATTGGTTGCATTAAAAATATGAAAAAGATAGAAATATAAGATTATGAAAAAATCTAATGCACTAGCATATGTTGGTTTTAATCAAAAAGATAATAGAGTTAAAAACGATTTTTACCCTACACCACCAGAAGCTACACAAGCCTTATTAGAAAGGTATAAATTTAATGGTAATATTTGGGAGTGTGCTTGTGGAGATGGATCAATGTCTAAAGTATTAAAAGAAAATAAATATGATGTTTATAGTTCAGATTTGATTGATAGAGGATATGGAGAATCTGGTGTTGATTTTCTTAAAACATTTAAAAAATTTGATAATATTGTTACTAATCCACCATTTAATTTATCAACTGAATTTACATTACAAGCATTACAACTTGCTAATAAAAATGTTGCTATGTTAAACAAATTATCATTTTTAGAAGGTATAAATAGAAAAAATAAGATATTTATACAAAACAAACTTAAAAACATTTTAGTATTTTCTAAAAGAGTTAAATTTGGTGGCAATGGATTAATGGCATTTGCTTGGTTTATTTTTGATAAAAATTATAATGGAAAACCTACATTAGATTGGATATAAACAATAAAATGAAAAACGACATAAATAAGGCACAAAACACAGTTAAGCCTAAATCTATGGGCAGACCTAAAAAAGAACTAGATGCAGAAGTGATAGCAAATTTAAGTCAAATAGGTTGTACACAAGAAGAAATAGGAAGTGTTGTAGGAATATCTGCTAGAACCTTACAGAGAAGATTTGCTGATTTAATAGAGGATAATAAAAACAAGGGAAAAGCCAGTTTAAGAAAAAGAATGTGGCAATCAGCTTTAAAAGGTAATCCTAATATGATGATCTGGTTATCTAAAAATTATCTAGGAATGAAAGATCGTACTGTTCAAGAAACTGTTGTTGAACCTTTACCATTAATTATAGATGCTAAAATAGAAGATGTATAATGGCTAAACAAAACTTTTCATTTTATGTTAAAAGAGATCAGAATAAAAAGCGACCTCAAACTCATAAGAAATCTTTAAATAAGTCTGAAAAAAGGCAACAGAAAACCACTAGATATAGAGGTGGTGGAAAATGAGAGATAATAAAGCTATGGAAAGCTATTTAAAAAAGCATTACAAAAAGATTAAAGAAATGTTGTTATTTAAGAATCTTAGAAAAGAAGTTCAAATAGGTGCCAATGGAACACTAGGATATGTTATTAAGCAAGGTGTTAATAAGGGTAAGAAGATAAAATGAAAACAATAGTATTGTTTATCTATCATTGGTCAAGTAAGTTAAATACTTGGTCATGGCAAAAACTATATAACAATAGGAAAACAGGACTAGGATATAAAAAATAACAGGAGAGAAATATGGAACAAGTTGGAGAGAATACTTTTCTTAAATTAAGAGAAGAAAAATTAAGACTCAAAGAAGAACTAGAGCAAGTAAAAATACAAAGAGATATGGCATTAAGAAAACTTAAAAAAATAGTGGAGATGATAAATGGAAATAAAAAGAAGTAATTTCTATCCTAATGGTGAGATAATAGATTATTCATTACCTCAATCATTTAAAAAGAGTTTAAATAAAGAGGCCTGTGGTAACTGTGGACTCTACAGTAATCGTAGATCATTCTGTGGTAGATGGGGAAGTAAAGCTGTTAAAGATACTTACGTTTGCCATGAATGGAGAAAAAGGTTCTTTCAGAGATAATGCAATTATTTAATGATGATTGTTTAAAGGTATTACCAACAATACCTGATAAGTCTATTGATCTAATACTTACTGACCCACCTTATGGCACAACAGCTTGTAAATGGGATAGTGTTATTCCTTTTGAACCAATGTGGAATCAATTAAAAAGAGTAATTAAAGATAATGGTGCAATTGCCTTATTTGGTAGCGAACCTTTTAGTAGCTCTTTAAGAATGAGTAATATTAAACAGTTCAAGTATGATTGGATATGGAATAAAAAACTAGCTGGGAATGGAATTTTAGCAAAACATCAACCTTTTAAAATACATGAGATTGTAAGTATATTTAGTAAAAATAAACATAATTATTTTCCATTAAAAACTAAAGGATTATTAAGAAGAAAATTAACAAATAATCTTAAAATATCTGAAATTAATAATGGAGATGGAATAAAAAAAGCAAAAGAAACTTTTAATGATTTATATTACCCAAAAAGTATAATTGAATTTACTTTAGCAAATTTAAGAAGGAATAGATTACACCCAACCCAAAAGCCAGTAGCTTTACTTGAATATCTAATAAAAACCTATACTAATGAAAATGATACTGTATTAGATTTTACAATGGGTTCAGGCTCAACAGGTGTTGCTTGTAAAAACCTTAATAGAAACTTTATAGGTATTGAAAAAGATGAGAAATATTTTGATATTGCTAAACAAAGAATAGAATCCACTTTATTATGATAAAAACAATAGTTCTATTGCTACTCATCAATGGAGAATTAACTCATCAGAAATATTATGAAGTATCTAACAAGAATTGCTTCGATCTTATTCACGAGAAGATAGAACAGATCAGTACATATTCATCTAAATATAATCGTTGGTTTAAAGATAAGAACACAATCGTAATTGGTGGATATTGTTAAGCCTTTATGATAAATGTTCTTTATGGACAAATATATTTTAAAATTCTTCTCTACTTTAGATACCTATGTATCATGGGTTGAAAACTTATTTGCACCCAGATGTAAATGTAAAAAGAAAAAGAAAAAGAAATAATTTATGGGATTGCTTATGAACTATTATTTTACTGGTTGTTTAATTATTGCATTAATTCTATTTACATTACTTGTAAGTCATTACCCATGAAATTTATATTAATAATATTTTTATGTTCCTTTATAAATGACCAATGCTTAGAGCCAGTAGAAATAAAACAAGAATATAATTCATGGAAAGAATGTACGATTGCTGCACTAGAAATATCTAAAGAAATAATAATTGCACAAGAAGATAATTTTGTTAATAATAACAAAGTAGCAACGAAATTTATATGTAAAGAAGCAGAACAAGTCTAATGAGATATAATAAAATTAATGAAAATATCCCTCACCAAACCTCAACTTAAAGTAAGTAGTTCTAAAGCTAGATTCAGAATATTAATATCAGGTCGTAGGTTTGGTAAGACTTTTCTTTGTATTACTGAAATGATGAAGTACGCCACAAAACCTAATCAAAAAATATGGTATGTAGCACCTACATTTAAAATGGCTAAAGAGATCGTATGGGCTAATCTAAAAGAAATGCTTAATCAGTTTAACTGGATAGAAGATATTAACGAAACTACCATGACTATTACGATAAGAAAATCTAATAGTACAATCTCATTAAAGGGTGCTGATAATTATGATGCTTTAAGAGGTAGTGGATTAAACTTTCTTATATTAGATGAGTTTGCAGATATAGATAAACGAGCATGGTATGAAGTATTAAGGGCTTCTGTTTCTGATACATTAGGTAGAGTCTTATTCTGTGGTACTCCTAAAGGTTATGGGAATTGGTCATATGAATTATATTTAAAAGGTAAGCAAGATGAAGAATGGGATAGTTACCAATATACTACTTTAGAGGGTGGTATAGTTTCAGCAGATGAAATAGAACAGGCTAAACAAGATATTGATATTAGAACTTTTAGACAAGAGTTTGAAGGTACATTTGAGAACTATGCTGGTTCTGTTTATTACAACTTTCACCCTGTTGAGAATGTAGTTAAAAAAGAGATTGATTGGGAGAAGCCTTTACATATTGGAATGGACTTTAACGTAGACCCAATGTCAGCTTGTGTTGCACAATTAGATAAGGATAAAATATTCTTTCTTGATGAAGTAATCATTTATGGAAGTAATACAGATGAAATGGTGCAAGAATTAAGAGATAGATATGGTACTAAAATACCAATATTCATATATCCTGACCCAGCTTCTAAACAAAGAAAGACATCTGCTGGTGGTAGAACTGATTTAAGTATCTTACAAAATGCTGGATTTAAAGTTAAGGTTAAAAACAAACACCCAGCAATTAGAGATAGAGTCAATGCTGTGAATAGTAAGTTAAAAGATTCTAACGGAGAAAGACATATTTTTGTTTCACAATCTTGCAAAACATTGATAAAAGGTTTACAAAGACAGATATACAAAGAGAATACAAA